TCTGGTTACAGAGATCAATCAGCAATAGAAAAAATTATTGTTGACCAACTTGCTTATGAAAATCAAAAAGGAGTTTTCGATGCAGAACAGCTAATGAAGATGGACATTAAACGTGAATATTTGATTCCTGATCTTCTACCTAGTCCATCTGTTGTTTTGATATATGGAGCTGGTGGTGACGGTAAGTCTATGAGTGCTTGGACTCTTGCAAAACATGTTTCTAGTGGAACTCCTTTTGTAGTCAGAGGAAGTCTCGTTCCAATAAAGAAAGGGCCAGTTCTTATCTTGAATGGAGATCAGCCGTTAACGCAGCTACGGGAACAACTTGAAGAAGTTGATTATCCAATCAATAAAAATACAAAGATCCTGACTGACTGGCAGCTACAAAGATATGCACAGTTCGTTCAGTTGATGAGAGATTACGAACCAAAGCTAGTCATTGTTGACTCTTTGATTGGTTGTAGCGGTGGTAAGGCTTTTGATGAAAACAAATCCGATTTCGCAACTCCGCTATATTGGCTCACTCGAAACAATGGAAATCTCTTTCCTAAAACAACAATCCTGATTATTCATCACGCTAATAAGAATGGTGGTTTTAGAGGAACTTCTGCTATTAGGGATGCAGTTGATGAAACATGGGCATTATCTAAACCTTCAGAAGAAGAAGCTTCCAGAATCGGTAAGTTTAGTCGCCTGATCACAATTGAAAAATCTCGTCAAGGAAGAATGGGTACTCAACTCTTAATGCAGATGCAAGATGATCTGAGCTTTACAATTGCTGATCACACGCCTGAAGTTGAATCCGAACCAACACCTACTTCTGTAACAGGAAGAGTCCTACAACGAATGAGAGTTATATATCCAAAGACAAGAACTACTAATGACCTAGTAGACGATCCAGTTATACAGGGACATCCACCTGCAATAAGAAAATCTGTTCAGCGTTTAGCTAAGAGAGGATTAATCGAAGTAGTTTCTAACGATCCAGTGAAATATAAAGCTGTCCTCGCACGGGGAGAGGTTCAAGAAAGTGTCCCATCTCCTCAAACTCCAGTGTTGGAACGGGATTAGGTATGGGACACAAGCATGGGACACAGCAAAAGTGTCCCATCGAATGAATGAATGGGACACATTGTAGTTGTCCCATACACTTGTCCCACCCTTAAATCTAGTACTGGAACGGGTTCTCCTACTTTGGGACACATTTGGATATATCCCCCCGTGCGTGAGTTGACTATATATTCCTTCTACGCTATCCTGATAGAACAATTCACTCATCTCTAAAATGTCTACTGTTCACGAACTCTATTCTTTTGAATACGATCCTGATACTGAGATCCTGACAGTAGAAGCTGAAGTATCGGATGCTGTTTTGGCATTTCCAGCAACACTATACGAACCAGAGCAATGGACACATGGAAAGTGTTCAGCCTCCTTTATTTATCCTGTAGAAGACTTAAGGACACTAAGTCGTTCTTCTATTCTTCTTTATATAAACGAAAATGAATCTATTGATTGGTTCCTTGAGCCTTTAGATAATTCGTTAGAAGTAGCAGAATTAAATGGACTTCTTTGATAATCTGATAGTATTATTATAATCTGTTTTTGAAAAATGCAAGATAGAGGTGATTATCCTGGGAAGAAACGAAAACATATAAATATCCTCCTCGAACCTCATCGTGGAGAATTGTTAGCTAGTTACGTTGAAAAGGTTCAAAAGAAAAGGTCTGATGTCTTAAGAGATATTATTTATTCTTTTCTAGAAACAGAAGTAGGATCAGAAGCTTATTCTGAAGCAGAAAAAAAAGATCAACTTGAGTGGGATCAGGTTGTCAGGAATAGAAGTGATGGCAGAGCATTAGCAAAGCTAATAAGATCTACTCAATCGAAGTCTAAAGGCTTTATTGACACCGATGAAGAGTTTCCTTAACGCAATTGGATCGTTATTTGTTTACAGAAGTCCTAAACCGTATGAAGGATTTAAAAAATTCCTTTTAGACCTGCCAAGTAGAGAGTTAAGATCACTAGCCGAGTCAAATGCTCATTGCAGCAAGAAAAAATTAGTACAACTTTATTTACAACGCAACAATGTCTACACCGAAATTCAAGATTAATGATCAAGTCAATAAAAAAAGGAATACAGGCGTTTTCCTTAAAACAGAATCAAACAGAGGTACCATTCTTAAGGTTATAGAGAAGTACAACAAGAGAGATCGAATTTGTTATTACTACGAAGTGAAATGGCCTGATAAAAGAAGGTCAGAACACGCACAACACATACTCGTTCCAGCCCCTTAAATGGTTAATAAAATTCAAGCCGCATGTCCTAAGTGCGCTTACGTTAGGACTAGAGTTGTTTGCACTAAACGTGCAAAAGATGGAGTTACTATTAGACGTAGATGGTGTCCTAATTGTGAACATCGTTGGTACTCAATACAATACCCAGAAGTTGCAATTGAAGACAGCGAGGTTAAATGGATAAAGACAGGATCTACTGCTAAATTCGTTCCTTCATAGATCAAGAACTTTCCTTAGCCAATTCTTGAACGTAGGTTGCCTTACAGGATTTTCTAAACAAGCAATTTTTGCTTTGCATCTTGCTATTTCAGATAAACAATTAGCAATGAATTGTGATTGATGGAAGTGGTTTCTTTCTACTGCTTCGCAGTGCCTTATAAGCTGATCTTTAGATGCTCCCTCTGTTAGCCAGCGTATCTTTTTCTCCAGCTCCAGTTCTTGTTCAACTGTAGGAGGTTCCATTAGTTGATCTAACAGAATGAATTGATCATCTGAGTTCTCCATCTAATTCTTTTCCTTTAGCTGCTAACCCAGTGTATAAGCCATGCATAGGATTGTCAGGTAGATGACGACCATCTAGAACGTACCAACGCTCCATATTTAACATTCTTTGCTCGTCTTCTTTTCGCCATTCTGGTTTGTAGAAACTCATTGTAATGTGGTAGTTGAATTAGGATATAACCTTGATTGAAGGAAATTTACAGCCTCGTCATCAAGTGTATTTGTAGTCTGTTTTGCTGCTGATCTCAATAGATCCAGTAACAATTTTTTACCTGTTTCGCTACGCAAAAAAGCGTAAAGGAGAGGTAAGAAAGGTTTAGCTAGTTTTCTCATAATTAGACTTACTCTTCACAATCTTATATATAACAGCTACATTTTGCTTGGATCCCCATCCAGCAAAGCCTCCTTCTCTTCATAAGGAGGTTTTGTGTTTTAAGCCAATACTCAACTTACCAAGATTATGGAACAGAAAACTAATTTATGTTTTTGTTCACACTGCCTTGAAATAAGACGACAACAAGAAAGATTAAAAGAGTTGAATAAGAGTAAAAAAGCCGCTAAGTTATCTATGTAATTTACTCAACATGCAAGTAAGTTATTAAACACGCAGTGGGATGCGATGTTAGTCAGAACCCCTTAGTTTCTTAGAGGACGCTAAGGGGTTTTGCTATTTTCGTCTCTCTTGTGATAGACCTCCACATCGGATTCACATTTAGGACAAGTAAGAAAACTTACATAATCAAACTCATCAAGTTCACAAGTTGAATCACTCATCCAACTAAGTTCAGTTTCGCAGTGCCAACACTTCATTTTTTATTCTCCCAGTATTCAATTAGTTTTCGTAATTCTTCAATTCTGGCCTTGGCTCTAGCTATCTGTTCCTCCATCCTTGGGGGTCTCTCTTAGATACTTCTAATCTAGCAACGTCCTTCTCTACAGCATTTAAACGATGGAATATTTCACGAAAGTTACCTTGATTACGATTGGAACGGTTCGCTAAAACCATTAACGCTCCAGAGATAGCTGCCCCAATCAAGGCTGCGAGTAGTTCTTGAGGCATTTTTATCCTTTTGGAGTAATCTTAGAATATTGTTGTTATTTTTCCATGCCTGAGAAGCAAAACCCTGAATCGAAGCCTACCAACAAAAATCCTTTACAGAAATTAAAAGAAGGCTTAGAGGATAAAGAAGAACAGCTTCAAGTCTTATCTACATTTGTAAGATTGGGAGTTGTTGTTTGGAGTGGATTTATTCTGACTTTAAATTATGTGACTATCCCAGGATTGGGAGAACAAGAACGCATAGATCCGACTTTTATAGCATCTGTTTTCACTGGTGCGCTGGCGAGTTTTGGACTTGAGACAGCAAAAAAGAGAGGTGATGGAACGTATAAAGCTGACGAGGAGAAGAAGAAAGCAGAAGCAGCAGGAGGATTTGCTAACGGAGTACCTTACACAATCGTTAGGGTTGAGACTCCTATTAAACTGGTTGCACAAGAACCGAAGATTGACCCCATAACAGGGAAAGAAATCGATCCACAATCAGGCAAGCTCACATGAAGAAACTTTTCCTACTACTTTTCTTAGCGTCTCCTGCTAGTGCAGACATGACGCATAACATCACAACTTCAACTCAGCTCACTGTTAATGGAGCTTATACAGATGCAAGTCGCATAGGTAGTACTTATGCCGTGTCAGGTTCCAATATTAAAGTTGCAACTGATCAGCACTTTGGAAAACTAACTGCTGGTACTGCTACTACAGCAGCAACTCTTGATGTTGGATCGTATGACGTAAATACTGTTGGTGCTGCTTTTTCGTTCTCGGAAAGTTGGACTCAAGGAGATGCTCCTGCTGCTATAGGTGCAGGTGTGGATGTTACTTCTGGAGTTGTTGCTGACATGCCAGCTTACGGAGAAACTCTAACGATGTCTGGTGGTGTTGCAGGTACTTTGGCAGGGACAATTACTTCGGCTGGCGCAGTGACACTAACTGCTGGAGGAGCAAACACCTCCGCTATTGGATCTGTCGTAACCAGCGTGACGGTGAAGTAATGCACGTTCCACTGATTGCTTGCTCAATAGCAGTCCTTATCTTCTGTTTATTTAATTTCCTAATGTGGAAACACTACATGGATATAAACAGATGAAGCGTTATTTGCCGTTGTTGTTAATATTAAATACGTCTCAGATCCTAGCTGTGCCAGTAGTTCCCAACTTTTCTAGCGGAACAATGTCCGCAGTCACACGTACCACTCAAAATGTTACTGAATCTATTGTCTCTACTGATTTCAACACTGGGCATACTTATTCGATCAATGGAACGAATATTGCTATTGATGGTGACACCATTGCACCGCCGCCCTCTGAAGTTGTCGAAACGATTAACGGAGTAAGTTATACATGGACAGGTGCAGATTTAACCAACAAACCAAACGTCACGATTGCCAACCCAGGGCAAAGTTTTCAGTACGTAGAAAGTTACATTGGACCTTCGCTTCAAAATATAACAACAATCAATCGAACAACAGTCTTAGAAAGTGTTACCGAAACAACCTCAGTCTTCTCGCAATAATATTATTTAGTAGTTCAAGTGCGTTAGCTAATACTTCACAAACTGCGGCTCCAGTTGCTAATACATCAGCATCTCTAACTAACATGGCGATCCAGACATTACAGGGAAATCTTATACAAAACCAATACGGAGGAGGAGTAGTTTGTCAGGGGCCAATGCTGACATTTTCTCCATTCATTACCGATTCACATTCGTTTTCTAAACCTAGAGAATACCTCTATGACTCACCAGTGTACAGCGATGAAGGAGACATCTTATATCATCAACAAGTAAGGACAGGACAGAAGGATAATTTCTCACTTAATCTCGGTGCAAGTTTAACTTTTAGTATGCCACTTGATAAAAGATTTCAAGAAAGATGTTTAAAGAATGCACGGTTACAAGGAGATCATCAACAGCAACTAATTGATAACAAAAAGCTAGATTGGCACATCGCAAGATTACGTGAATGTGGAAAATTACGTCTAGCAGGAATTGAATTTGCTGCTGATTCTCCTTACTTCCATCTCTGTGAAGATGTTGTAGTTAAACCTAAAATGGGTCAAGTCTTACCACATAGACACGTTATTTCTTCTCCTTTAAAGGTGGTAAACCCCTCTTCTCCCGATAAGAAGTAGTTCTTCTTTCAGATAAGTTTGGGCGTTTTACTTTCTTACCTAATATCTTTTTAACTTTATTTACTATCTGTTTAATGATTGGTTTAACTGCCTTCAAAAGCAGTGGTGTACTCAATGCAGCAGTTGTAGCCACAAGAGTAATTCCTCCCGTTTTCACTACTTGCGGAACAGTAGGGATCGCATCAATTATCTGTTGTTGAACATTTAATTTTTTATATCTAGTTACACAACGGTTTCCAACCAATTCATACTTAATAATCTGTTTAGCACCTTCTTCTACTTTTGTCCCAACTTCAGGCGCACCATCAGGAGGACAATCTTCAGGCTGTGCTTCTGGCACTTCTGCTGCTGGAGGTATTTCTGGTTCTTCGTATCGTTGTGGCTCTTCCTCTTTTATAGGAACCAACTGCAACGGATCGTAATTCATCGGCTCATACGCTGGAACCCCTCCAGGGCATAAGATCATGTTGCCTTTTGGATCGTTATCTATAAGCGCATCATTTTCAATACTTCGTCTTGCCTTTACACAAGGCATTTCAATAATCGGAAACCCTATCGGGACATTAATTGGTACGTTTGGAGCATTAACAACAGGTGCCTGTATTAAATATGTCTTGACAGGATTAACCCCTACAGCAGGGATTTCAATCTTAGGAATCAAAAGCTAGGCAATCCGAATGCTTTCTTTTCTTCGTTCTTTTGCTGCTTAGGACTTAACGCTCCAGTAGGAAGAGCAGGACCAGATAATCCAGGTAACTTCATAGCACCCATTACTTTTTCCATGGCTTTATCTTGAAGCATCTTCTGATTATCTTCGTTAGTTATCCATAAATAACCAAACACCCCGCCACCAGTGATTGCTGCTACAAGTACAAAGGAAAGTACACTGATAATGTTGAGAATTTTTTGCATGGTAAAAGAAGCTATTTTTAAAGCTATTACTCACACTAGCTTAGTTATGACTATTGGGCTTCTACCTCTGTTACCTCTTCATCTGATACTTCAGCAGCGAGTTCTTTTGCATACTGAATACCACCCTGCAATTGAAGGATCTCTGAGATAACTTTATTCAACTCATCTTCAAGCTTTGCTTTATAGGCTTGCTTATCTTTTAGAGTTGCTTCCCATTTATCTAAGGGATTTGCCATTAAGACCAAGGCTTACCAACAGCAGTTGTTGCAGTAGCAAGAGCAGCATCTATTCTTGCTTCTACGGCAGCAACACCGTCAGAACCTAAAGCAGTTTTGACCCATCCAATGCAAACGGAATCACTAAGGCTGTCATAAGCAACGAAGTCAGAAGGAAGACTAGAAGGCTTAGTAAGATTCACTTCACCTGTTTGTCTTGAATCAGGTGCTTCTGTGTTATCAGAATCGTCGATTGCTTTACAACGCCAAATAACCTTATTCACATGACCGTCAGATAGGTCACGTTCCAAAGTGTTGACTTGCCAGACTTTGTTGATTGCCATTGGTCGAATGTTTTAGGGATAGTTTAGTCGTTTTCAGCGACTTGTTCTTTCAATAATTCTATTCTTGCTTGTTTCTTGATGATTACTTGTGTTTTTTCTTGTTGAGATTGAGCAACACCATTGTATTCCTCGACTAAAGCTTTTAAATCTGCTTCTTCAGCGACAAGACGTTCCTGTGGGGTTGGCATAAAGAAAATGTATGTTTCTAAAATATAGGTTTAATACTACAACGTGACAAGTTCGGTTGAGTTGCCTTTTTTACATACCAGTTGGATTCTGTGCGTACTTAACATTGTTCGCAATTAAGTGTGCTTTGAAGTCTGCTTTAACTTGTGTTGTCCAGGCAGCATTACAGATTGCTTGAACATTTGCATCTTCTCCACTGATATTTGTATCAACTAAATTGTCACTTGCATCTAACGTACCAGGGGAAAGGGCATGACGATGGAACGTCCTAGTAAGTTCAGCACCATCTTTCTTGATAATCGTTGCAGTTCTCACTTGGATCGTCCATCTATTTATGATCTCTATTTTGTCGTTTTCTTGAGTTTCTGTAAGTGCCATTTAGGATTAATCTCCGATTAAAACAGGTTTATGGCTTAGTTTTAAGACGTGCTAACGGTCTATTGTACTAGGTTGTTAAGTAGCTGCCATTGATATAAACAGCAGTAGTATCTTCAATATTTGTTGCTACCCAAGTGTATCTACCAGCACCCATATCAGTGGTTGACATGATACTACCAGTAGTAGCGTTATCAGTTAGCTGAATAACAATATTAGTTGCATTACCGTTTGCATTAGATGCTTGAGCACTTAAAGTCTGTCTTAGACCACCGCTACCTGTATTGTTATAAGCAGCAAATGGGAAACCTTGAACAGTTAACGATCCTGAAACACTATGAGCAGTAGAACATCTCCACCAACCTTGAACATGGCAGACGTTTCCCACTTTTATATATTGAGCTTGCATGTGTGAAACAGAATAGCTATTACCACCAGGATTCATAACAATACTAAATGTTCCCTCTTCATAATCGTCCAGAGCATTAGCCGCAGCAGTTTCTCCCCCTAAATAAACCGCACCATTTTGATCTACATGGAATTTATCACCTGCTAAACCATTAAAATGAATACCAAGGGCTTGTTTACTATCTACAGTTTTGTGTAGTAACCAAGGATAATAAGAGGCATGAGAAGAAGTATTATGAAGAGCAGCTATATATTGTGCGTCATCCTTTACATATAAAGGGGCTGTTTGAGGATCAGCACCTATACCCAAGGAGTCGGAAATTCTTGCACCATTGGCGTGGGTTTCAAACTTCTTAGTGCCGTCGTAATATAGGTCTATAGGCCCATCACCTTTACACTCAATAGCATGATGATTGCTTTGGGTTTT